CGGCCTGGGGTCACGTGTGCAAAATCGCAAAAGTTTTAGGGGGAATAGCCCCCGGCACGAAGGAGGTGTGTAAAAATGGGTCAAAGAGGACCAAAACCCGGCAGTGGTGGCAGACCGAAGAAGCCTATTGCCGACAAAATTGCTGACGGGAATCCGGGAAGAAGACCGCTGACTGTTATTGATTTCAAAGACAGCGCGGTAGATCTTGAAGGCCAAGATATGCCTGCTCCAAAAGAATTTCTTTCCGCAAAGCAAAAAGACGGCTCCACTTTGTGTGCTGTCGAAATTTATGAAAGCGTATGGAAATGGTTATCCGACAGAGGATGCTCCTCCATCGTTTCCCCCGATCTCATTGAGCGTTTTGCAATGGCAAGTGCGAGATGGATTCAATGCGAATCTATTACCAGTGAGTTGGGTTTCCTGGCAAAGCACCCTACAACGGGAGCAGCCATTCAGTCACCTTATGTGGCTATCGCAAATACCTATATGACCCAGGCGAATCGCCTGTGGTCGGAAATTTTCCAAATCGTCCGTGAGAACTGTACCACCGAATACGGTGGAGCAAGTCCCCAGGATGATGTTATGGAAAGATTACTTCGAGCCAGGAAGGGCTAACTTACGAGGAGGAATGTTGTGATTATAGCAAAAATCGAGGTTGATGGCGTAATCGCCAAGCTCGTTCAAAGCAACATAATTCCCAAAGGCATTATTGGTGGTAAAGTCCAAATTCAATACAAAGACCCTTTGTGGAACGATTTGCAGAAAACAGTTGTATTTCGCAGTACTGTAACGAAGGATGTTATTGATGCAAGAGAAGAAGTTGAGATACCCATCGAGGTTGTAAGCACCGAAGGTGTAAATCTTTTTGTTGCTATCTATGGAACTAACGACAATAAGAACATTGCACTTCCGACTCTGTGGGTTGACCTTGGCAAAGTCCTGTCTGCTGCTGAACCTTCGGGAGATAGCAGCACAGACCCAACTCTTCCGGTATGGGCACAACTCTCGCAACAGTATGAACATCTTTTGAATTTAGAACTGCATCCTCCCAAAGCAGATTGGAACGCTTCTGAAAATTCCGATGGTCATATTCTTAACCGCACACATTGGAGTGAAACCATTGAGACAAATTCAACTTTTGACGGAAACCTCGAAGGTCGAGAATTGATTGATGGCGGCGATGGGATATACCTAGTTAAGATGTCCAACACAACAATAACGGCAGAGGAACTTATCGGCAAGAAAATATCCGCTTATGTTCAAGGAGAACAGCCGGAGACACAAGAAGCCGAGATAACGGAAGATATGATTGAGGATTTGTCCTCAAGTGGCATTCCGGTGTTGTGCGTTGCAGAATTGGTGTGGGTCATTAGCGAAGACTTTGAAACCGAAGGCGTGCAATTTCCAAAAGGCACATACTTCACGTGTATTAAAGAATCCGAAAACCCTGTAGCGTATGTGCGTTCCGTGTCCGACCTATCCTTTGCGGAAGAGGTAATTCATAAACTCGATCAGAAGTATCTGGACGTCGAGTGGATGGCAAAAAGCAAGGAAGGCACGGAACTGTTGTTGGATGAAACAAAGCAGTTGTTTAGTAGCAACAGAAGTGATAAATCCACTTGTAACCAAAGGTTCGACTTCCCAATTTATGCCGGAGAAAAATACCGTGTACTTTGGGATGGGCAAGAATATGAGTGCTGTGCAGTATCTTTAATGAAGAACATCGTTAACTACATTGGCAACTGCAGCATTTACGATAAGGAGTATGAGGATACCGGAGAACCATTCTGTATTCTTTCCTTCGTGTGGAGAGACTTCTATGCAACCACAACAATCTATGGCAACAACGATGCCGAGGAGCACACTGTGGGTGTTTGGTATTCAGGAAACATTCCCGAGCGCATTCCGTACAAGTTTCTGCCGAGTGCATATGTACTCCCATCGGACTTGAAAACAGAAATAAATTACATTGAACTTGAAAAGGGATACGAAAAATTACGGCTTGGTAGTCCTGTATTTGCCACCTACAACAATTCGCTATACAAGGTTCTTTTCATCCGTTGCGACTTCGTTGATTCGATGTATTATGACCTTTGCATTGTAAATGGTCGTGAGATACGTTTTTGGGACAACGCTCACGGATGGACACGTTTTGGTTATGATGGTTTCACCATTTCCTCAAGCGCAAATGGCATCGTAACGGACAGAAAATATAAATTTACGGTAGATGAAAACGGTAATCTCGTTTCTACCGATGTCTCAAATTCATAAATGGAGGAAAAAAGTATGTTTGAAAAAGTAAACCCCTCTCATCCCGATAAGATTGCTGACCGCATTGCCGGTGCAATCGTAGACCTGGCATACAAAGCACAGGAAAATCCGAAGGTGGCTGTCGAGGTTCTCATTGGACACGGCACCTGCCACGCAATCATTGAAACCTCCGCTCCCATCGACAAGGTTGAGGTGGCACAGGCTATCAATCGAATCGCAGGCAACCTTATGTGCAACATCGTAATCACTCCCCAGGATACACATCTTGCCCGCAATCAGGCAGACGCTATTCGTTGTGGTGATAACGGAATCTTCAAAGGTATGCCCATCACGAGAGAACAGAACGAACTGTCCGTTATGGCAAGAGACCTCTACAAGAAGTATCCTTTTGACGGCAAGTTCATCTTGGATGGCTCAAGGCTCATCCTTTGCCAAAGCAATGCTGCAACCGAGGATCTGCAGAAGGAATACCCCAATGCTGAAATCAATCCTCTCGGTGATTGGACCGGAGGCACCGACGTTGATACGGGTGCTACCAATCGTAAGCTCGGCAGTGATATGGCTGATTCGGTTACGGGCGGTGGTCTTCACGGCAAGGATCTGTCCAAGGCAGATGTCAGCGTGAACATTTACGCCTGGTTACTGGCACAGCATTACAATGCTCCCGTAACTCTCTGCTGTGCTATCGGTGATGAAACTGTCGGCGGTGTTCCTTATGCGGACATTGTTGAAACGGCACGTAACTACATTCAGTCTTTGGGCGGCTTTGAGAAGTTCGCAGAATGGGGGCTTGTATGATTATTGAAAAGAAAAACACAGCCGACCTTTTGCCAGCAGACTATAACCCCCGAAAAGACCTTAAACCTGGTGATGCGGAATATGAAAAGCTGAAACGCTCCATTGAGCAGTTCGGCTATGTCGAGCCAATCATTTGGAACAAGACCACGAGCAGAGTTGTCGGTGGTCACCAACGCCTCAAGGTTCTTATGGATATGGGACACACCGAGGTGGATTGCGTTGTTGTGGAAATGGATGAAGAGAAAGAAAAAGCTCTCAACATTGCCCTCAACAAAATCTCCGGTGATTGGGACAAGAATAAGTTAGCTCTGCTCATCGCAGATTTGCAGGGTGCGGATTTTGATGTATCCCTCACGGGTTTTGAACCTGCGGAAATCGATGCCCTCTTTAAAGATACCCTTAAGGATGAAATTAAAGAAGACAACTTTGACGTAGATGCCGAACTTGAAAAGCCTACCTTTTCCAAGGCGGGAGACGTTTGGTCTCTTGGTCGTCATCGCCTTGTTTGCGGTGATAGCACCAAGCCTGAAACCTTTGATATGCTGATGGGCAGTACCAAGGCAAACCTTGTCATCACCGATCCTCCGTATAACGTGAACTACGAAGGTTCGGCGGGCAAAATCAAAAACGATAATATGGGAAACGAAGCGTTTTATCAGTTCTTGTTTGATGCGTTTACAAACACGGAGAAAGCAATGGCTGATGACGCTTCTATTTATGTGTTCCACGCAGACACCGAAGGATTGAATTTTCGCAGGGCATTTTCTGATGCCGGGTTCTACCTCTCCGGCACTTGCATTTGGAAGAAGCAGTCCTTGGTGCTTGGTCGTTCTCCTTATCAGTGGCAGCACGAACCTTGCCTCTTCGGTTGGAAGAAGAAAGGCAAACACCAGTGGTACACTGGCAGAAAGGAATCTACCATTTGGGAGTTCGACAAACCAAAGAAGAATGGCGACCATCCCACAATGAAACCTATCCCTCTGCTTGCTTATCCCATTATGAATTCCACGATGAGTAACTCGGTTGTGCTTGACCCCTTCGGTGGGTCCGGCAGCACCTTGATTGCTTGTGAACAGACCGAACGCATTTGTTACACCGTTGAGCTTGATGAAAAGTTCTGCGATGTAATCGTAAAGAGATACATCGAGCAGGTCGGCAGCACGGAAGGTGTAACCGTTCAGCGCGATGGGTTGACCTACAAGTATGAGGAGGTCGCAAATGAATAATCTTACCCTCGGTAGCTTGTTTGATGGCTCCGGCGGTTTTCCTTTAGGCGGCTTGATGTCCGGTATTACTCCCGTTTGGAGTTCGGAGATTGAGCCGTTTCCTATAAGGGTAACTTCCAAACGGCTGCCCTTTATGAAACACTACGGCGATATTTCCAAAATGGATGGCGGAAAAATCGAACCCGTAGATATTATAACTTTTGGATCGCCTTGCCAGGATATGTCTGTGGCAGGTAAACGAGATGGCCTTGATGGTTCAAGGTCGTCTCTTTTTTATGAAGCCATCCGAATCATTAAAGAAATGAGGTGTGCCACCAATGGCAAATACCCAAGATACATCGTGTGGGAGAATGTCCCCGGTGCATTCTCCTCAAACGGCGGAGAAGATTTCAAAGCCGTCCTCGAAGCGGTCATCGGTGTCATTGAACCGACCGCCCAGGTGCCTATGCCTGAAAAAGCAAGATGGCCTTATGCCGACTGCTACCTGGGAGACGGATGGAGCGTTGCTTACAGAAC